TTTAATTCTTCCATGTAAACCTCCTTTATTTGAATTTGTGCGTGCCGACCACCATATCAAAAGCTGTTTTCAATTGTCAATAAATCTTTGCTCTTGACATTTATTTTTGTTATGTTCCTTGTATGACTACAAACAAAAGAGGCCAGTATTTAAGTATCGTAGCCGGTGTGCCAATGGGCATGATTAATAACGCTATCAAAGAGATAGCCAAAACACGTAAAGTGTTAAAGAAAAGGAAGATCGGGAGGAAAAAGTAATGAAATCGGTAATGGAAATCGCTAAACAACTAAAACCAACAGGCAGACTCAACACTGATGATATCAGAAGAGTTAGACAAATGCTTCGCAAAGGACAAAAACCTGTGCTTGACTCAAAAGGTAAGCCAGTAAAAAATCTAATACAAAAAGCAGGGCAATCAGGTAAGCCTATGACTCCTGAGCAAAAAAAACAAATTGAAAGATTCAAAAATATTTTAACAAAGACAGGGAAACCACCAAGACGGAAAATCAAAAAACAAGCACCTAAAGCTCTAATGAGAGATGCTGGAAGAGGTACAATGAAGGGCATGCGTAAAACTGCTGGTGCAATGCTCAGTAGACCTGCAAGAAAAATGAAAAAATAATATAATGGCACCACCAGGCAAGAATAGATTTCAAAATTTATCTCCCGCAGCTCAGTATGGGCGCATGATAAATCAAGGACAAGCGGGTGGTATTAAGTCAATAGCACCTGGTGCAAGGGCTATGTCATACACTGATCCTGTAGAGAGAGTACGGGCAGAGCGTTTTGACAATAGGCAAGATGTATCTCGTGATCGATTACAAAGAAGTCTTAATCAGCGACAAGCAAATCTTTTTGATAGATTAACAATGTTTAAGCCTGTAACAGGCTCTTCTAATTTACTTCAAAGTGTAACTCCAGGAGGTCCTACCATTGCTGAGACACAATCAGCAAGAGCTAGACAATTTGGTCCTACATTCCCAGAAATAATGTCTGATATTAATTTTGCTGTAGGTCAGATAGGTCAAGGCTTAGCCGAAAAAGGAACGCCTATGATGAATATTATTAGAGGTCTTGGTCAAGCAGCACAAAATTTTGTACAGCCCATAATTGACTCTCCCGCTGTGCAATCAGGTATTGGTTTCTTTGATGATGTGGTGCAAAAGACACGAGATTTTAACGCTAAACTTATGCAATTGACACCTGCACAAAGAAGAATTTACGATCAAAACATAATTATACCTGGCACGACACCTGAACAAGCTTACAATAAGGCCGTTGGTATGGCTATGGGAGGAATTGCTACTCTACAGTAGATATATGCGTTATGTTCTTGATCATACCTCTAGGGATCGTGGTCGACCGACCAAACTCTTTTGATATAGGCATGAAGTCCGCTATCAGCGTAATAGACTCTTCAGTTTCTTTAAGGATTAACCCATAACTATGGACCAGGGCCACCTCTTCAAGTTTATCAATATCTTCAGGCTGATACCAACCAGATGGGTGTTCAACAGTATCAAGCCAATCAACCTTTACAAGTTTGTAGCTCATGTAAATCACTATATATATTATTCTACAGAAATTAAATCTAAACTTGACGGAAAAACGGAAAATTGGTTTACATATTTACAAAGTAGTAAAAATATATATATATCAACGCTTATCTCTGTAAATAAGTTGTTAAACGGTTGTAAATATGTTGGTCACCATTTACAAAGTTTGTTGATAAATAAGGCTTTTTCATGAAGAAGACACTCGAACTTACCCCAAAACAGATGGCATTTGTCAACATTTTTATCGAAAAAGGGCTCCAACAGAGTGCAAAACAGTGTGCAATTGATGCTGGATATAGCGAAAAGATAGCTCCAGTTGTTGCAAGTAAGCTGCAAAACCCTAAATACTACCCCCATGTTGTCCAAGAACTAGAGAGGCGGCGTGCAGAATTAAACAGGAGATACTCCATTTCCTATAAATCACACATACAAAAACTAGCAGAACTACGAGATAATGCAGAGGCTGCTGGTAATTACACTGGTGCTATTGCTGCCGAGAAGTATCGAGGTATGGTAGCTGGATTGTACATTGACCGTAAAGAGATAATGCACGGAACAATAGATCAAATGTCAGTGGGAGAGGTAGAGGAAAAATTAATTGAGCTTAGAAAAAAACTATCCATTCCTGGGCAGTTTGAAGTTATTGAACAGGAAACATTACAAGGGGAATCTGTCGGAAGCGATGGCGATAGTGCACCTGATGAAGATGGGCAACTTAGTATTCAAGACACTACATGATACAGGTTGTGTAGATTTTGTGACGATTGACAAGAATGGCAAAATTAATCTTTATGACGTAAAAACTAAATCTGTGAGAAAGACCGGCAGAAGAAAAGGTCATCACATAAGCAGATTGCGAACTCCATTACAACAAAAACTAGGCGTTAACATCATATATGTTGATGTTGAGAGTCAGGAGATCCAGGTGGTGCAACATGGCAGAAGAGCGTAATCTTTGGCTACAATTGAAGCGAAACACTAAGCCTGTTGTATGGACACGAATTGAGGCTACGAGTGGTCTTGGAATACCTGATTTACATGGGTTTTACAGGCGTTGTTTTTGGGTCGAGCTGAAGATAATAAAGCATAACAAAATTAACTTTTCAGCACATCAAATTGCGTGGATTAATCGGCATATTACACTGGGTGCGCCTGTGTTTGTACTTGCCAGAGACCCTCTTTCGAAGACCATTAAATTATTCTCAGGCTCCATTGTCCGTAGTCCGCATACCGTGGATAAAGTTCCATCGCTGGTCTCCATTCCTGCACGGCCCAGGCCCGTGGACTGGGAACAGGTGCTGGCACTGCTGGGTTCCTGGATGCCGGGTGACTCTCCATTTTCCATTGGTCACAGACCATCACAAGTTCTCCATTAATAGTAATGGAGCTGCACTGCAGACCAGTGTGAAAGTTTCTTGGTTGACACCAGTCCCTGAAGATGGTAGTGCGTAGATATTCCTTCTTTATTCATGTTAGCCAAACACATGAACTCGGTGCATCAGCGATGGTGCACCAACCTTTTTCCATTCTCCATTACCAGAAGCCAAACTAGAAGTGGTATTAGTAGTAAGAGGATCAGGAGCCAGTCCCGGATGCACTGTTGGTAAAAAAATTTACAAAAGTGCTTGACATCCTAACTAATTAGGACTATATATATATTATATGAGCAATGGTGGCTACCTAACCAGTAGTCTGCTCATTAGATTCAGGTAGTTGCCGTAATGACTCGAGATCCTGAATCGCATATGCAAAGGAGGCGAAGATGAAATATTTTCAAGTAAAAGCAGGAGAGGATAAG